CGCGCTGTACCGACGCCGGAACCAGCCGGATACTGCTGAATATTGGTGGTGTTCACGCCATCGAGCGCAAAGGTGCCGCTGGCAATCTCGCCGACTTGCACGGCGCGGCCGTCCAGGCGGGTCCAGCCAGAGCTGAGAGCGATGATGTCGCCTTCAGCCAGTCCGTGCGCTGCAGCAGTAGCCACTGCCGGGTTGGCATTGGTCAGGGCAGTGAATGGAATCGCTGTGCCATAGGCGGAAGCAATTTCGAACGTTGCGCCGTTGGGCATTTGAATGCCGGCCATGGGGTTTTCCTCTCTTCAGAAATGACAAAACCCGCTCACTAGCGGGTTCTGGGTTTGCCCAATGGGCGGATTAGTTGACGGTATCGGCTCTGTATTGAAAGGAAGCGGACACTGTGAAGGTGGTGCCGTCGGCAATGCCGGGGCCGGGATCGACCGGCGTCAGGGTCATCACGGTCAACGAGCCTTTCTTATTCCGTTCGTATAGAGGGAACAGCGCGGTGATTTGATCTACGAGCGCGCCGGCAGCGCCACGGAACTTGCCCGATGGCGTCACGATGTTCACCTGGAACACGCCGGTGAACATCCTATGGTCGCCGCCGAGCGTGTTGCTCGCTGTGTCCGCCGGCAGCGTAAAGGCTTGCAGGTAGGTGATCCCGTCGGCGGGATCGTACGCCTCGTTCTCGACCACGACCTTCAAAGGGGTCGGCAGAGTTTTCGCCCAGGCGATCAGCCTGGCTTCGTAAATCGACGCGATGATTGCGTGGCTCATACCTGGTTGTTCCTGATGGCTTCATCGACGATCTGTTGGAAGCGGGCTAGCGTGATGCGGACCATGCCGCCTGGCGCTTGCTTCGAGTGCCCGTACTCAAGCGGCACGGCGTACGGAAGGTTGTTCACCAGGTATGCGGTCTGGCCAATGGTCAGCGACTGCACCTGAGCTCGCAGCACCGCAACCGAGACATTGCCCGACGGGTCGATCTGATCGAGCACGCCGTCGGCAGGGGTATCAATCGTGAATTGCCAGTTCCCGCGAAACCGCCCGCCGACGTAGTCTTTGCCCGCGACCAACCCGTTCACATTGAAGTTCTGGTCGCGCTCGGTCTTGGTTAGGGGCTTAGCGTACTTCACACCGCGTTTCAGCTTGCCGGCCTTGGTGAAGTTGCTGTCGGTCAGGTTGATGACCGTATTGCGCACGGCCACGTTGAAGTCATAGGCATCGGCGGCCGCGGTGTTGGACTGGCGATGCGCGACGTTGGCCGCCCAAATCTCAGGGTTGCCCACCGGTGACATGCGGATAACGCTGCTGCCGATCTCGATCACGATTTCTCGGAAGGTGGCGTCGAGCCCCGCCTTGGCCTGCTCAGCGAACTGGCGGATGTTCTCGGCGAAGCTGCCATTGAGGCCTGAGTATTTGCTCATGACCGCACATGCAGCTCGTACAGAATCGGCGTACCGGCTGGGTTGACCTCTTTCAGCGGCGGAACGATTGACCAGGTGCGGCCTTGAACGATGATTTTGTGCAACAGGTCGGGCGCCCACTCGAGCCCCTGCGCGGCGATCTTCAGCTTCTTGTCGCCCTGCTTGATGAGGCTGTTGTTCTGGAACTCCTGACCGCTGAAATCGAGCAGGATGCCCTGGGCGGTCTGTTCGGTGATGGTGTCCGGCGGTGCGGTACCAGTGTCCGGGTTGTACTCGCCGACAGTTGTCGCACGAATTGTCACGGGCTGGCCAAACTCTGTGATCATCTCCAGAGCCATCACGGCCATTTCGTCGTAGAAGGCCATGGTGGCTCCAATCAATGTGATCGAAAGAATTAAACCAGCTCGTCTTTTTTCGCCAAGTAGATTTCCAGAGCATCATTTGCGCCCTGTCGTGCCACTTCGAGAATGTCGGTCAACGTAAACTTGTCGTCGGTATCCCCGGCGAGCAACCCTTGGGCAATAGACTGGTAAAGCTCCTGCCAAACATCAATATTGCTTTTCATAGTGCCTCCTAGTAGTGAGGCACAACGCTATCACTATGCGCGGACTGCGAACAGGCCCCGCTTCTGTAGATAGTCGGCAAACTGAGTGGCGCTCGGTCGATCCGGCGCCGCCGGCAACAGGCGTCCGCTGGTGTTGGGGATCGTGGCGTATTCCCGAGTCACCGCCCCTTCGACACGCTCCAGAGTGACCGCGCCTTTACGCTTCTCGACCGGGTCGATGTCGTCCTGATGAATCTCAGCCGCCAATGCCATCTGGCCGTACTGGATGCGCGCGGGCAGGTAGTTGTCGGGCTTGATCTCGCAATCCAGTTCAACACCACGGCGTGGCCAAGATAGTGCCTGCTCGTTGTTGGTCTTGCGCCCCTTCCAGGTCTTGCCATCCATCGCCAAGGCGGCCCGACGCAGCAGCGCTTCTTGCGCAGGAACTTCCGCAGGAATAACCACGCTAAACTTCACGGCGTACAGGGCCAGGTCCTCGGCAGATGCGTAGCTTTCAGCGTCTGGCTTGCCGGTACCGTCCTCAATGATAAGAGTCATGAATCAGCTCGCTGTATGGGTTGGAGTCGGGTGCCGCATACCCTGGCACCCGAATTATTACGCCTTTGGCAGATCAGCAACCGCCTTTTCCAGCGATTCTACCGAAGCATTCGCCCGATACGTCACGTTGGCAGCGTCGAGCTGCGCTTTGAGGTTCGCGATCTTCTCGGCATTGTCGCCCGGTTCCGCTGCCGCCTTGAGGCGTGCGATTTCAGCCTGGAGCAATTCAGCCTCACCCGCCAGGTTGTCGCGCTGGTCGGTGAGGGAGATAACATTCTCGTGGATGGCTTTCAACGCATCGAACAGGCGGATCGGCAGCTCGCCGGCGCCTGGGTGTTCCAGTTCGATCAGACCTTCGGCGGCTTCGATCAGCAGCACGATTCCATCGCGTTCAGCATTCAACTTGTCGATCAGCTCCTGCAGCGCACCGTAATCACCACTATCGGCGATCAGCAGCCCCGGTGCCGATTCAACCTGCCGCACGGTCACCTCCGGCACATCATCAGCCTCACATTCGCGACTTTCAGTGATGTTCGCGTCGATGATTCGCAGGCCGTGTTCCTTTGCCAGCGCCTTCACGTCTTCCCGGTACTGGTGAAACGGCCCGGGCAGATACCAGATTTTGTTGCTCATGATTGCTTCTCCGCCAAGCCAGGCACACGTCCCGGCTTGGACATCACGGGGTTACTTGGAGGCGTCACCGATCAGTGCAACACCGGCGGTGTGCTTGATGCTGGTGGCGGTCTTGTCCCAGTTGGTACCGGTTGCCAGTTCGGCGTCGGTTGGCGACTTGCCGCCGGTGGTGGTGTCCCAGGTGTAGCCCTTCAGGCCCAGGCCAAAGGTGTAGTCGGTCTGGAGCGTGGTTTCGATACGCTCCTTGCCGTTGGTGGTCTGGACGTTGCTGATGATGTCGCGACCGTCGTGCACCAGCGCAGCGCCCTGCACCAGGGACAGGATGATCTCCTTGTTCGGGGTGCCTGCCTGCATCAGTGCCGGCGCGTCCGTTACCACGGAAATCTTGCCGAGGATGTCCACGACGCGAACGTTGCCCGCCTGGAACAGCTGCTGCTGGTTCGCCAGGTTCTGGCCGACCAACTTGTGGTAGCTGGTCCCCTGCATCACCTGGGTGACCAAGTTCTGGCTCGCGTCGCCGAACTTCGCATGGGCGTTGTTCAGGCCAGCGTAAGTGATGCCTGCGGTAGCCGACACATCGTTGACGGCGGCGGCCTGGGCGGTGATCGCGGCAACCAGTGCGGCAATTGCGGTGTTCAGCTGGTCCTTGAGCAGGATCTCAGCGAACGCGCGGCTCGCCACTTCGACGCCCTGCGCAGTTGGTCGCTCCAGCCAGGTCATCTGGGATGGCTCGTAGCGGATCGGACCGAAGCCGCCGGCCACCTTTACCGAAGTGTTCTTCAGCTCGGTCAGGTCGGTCGCTGCGACAGTGGCGTTTGCGCTGTAGCGATCCACACGGCGCTGGGCAGCGGCCAGGGTCTGGAAGAACGACTCTTGAAGGAAGTCGCCCGTGAAGCCGTCCGGGGACAGCACGATTGCACCGCGGCTTGCGGCGTTGAAAGCGGCGAGATACTGATCCAGCGTCTCGAGAGTCGCCGGCATGATGTATTCGTTGAAAACCTGCATTTTTGACAGGGACATGAGTTATTCCTTACGATTGAGGGAGATCCGGGAACCGGCTCGCGATTGCGGCCGTGCGTTCCTCTTTGGTGCC